TGGCAAGACTATTGCCTTGCTTTGCTTGATGGCCCCCGCCTGCCATTAGCTCTATCTCGAATCTCCAAGATCAGTAGTTTGGCCACCTCCAGACACCTGATACGATGAGGACTGTGTCTCAAATCGTTATCAAGTGCCAGAAGCAGATCAACAGTCACAGCTTCATTCTCAGACAGCTTATCAAAGCAGGTAGCTGCGATCTTGTGCCAGGTGACAGGTGCGCACTCGCCCGTAGACAAGTTGAAAGCGTAAGAGCAAAACTCCACGACTTGATCATTGGTTGAAGCATGTTGTATGCCTTTCAGGGTCACCCCATACTTGGCATACTCATCCCTCACCCTATCATCATTGTCAGGAGTCCAAGCTCTCACACTCTCTACACAATCATCACCCATGGCCATAGCCTTGCTTTTCTGTGGTCCATGGACACACTTACTAAGCATAACTCTGCCATTGGAGTTGCTAGAAGAAGTGTTGAACCTGCCACTCAACATGATGCCAGCGATGAGTTGTTCAAAACACTCACCGTCTGACAGCACAAAGACTGACAGGCCCATCACAATAGCCATCTTTTGAAACATCGAGTCCTCAAACTCTATGTTCGCCAATTTGGCTCTTCTCCTAGCATCCCACTCCATCAACCACTGGGGGACACACCAATCCCAACCACTCACATCAGTTCCAACAGGTTGGTCCATCTGGGCTATCATCTCGCGAGTGATGATGAGTCCCACATCAGACGAACCCATTCCGGGCCTGACAGGAAGGTCATGATAGTTGGAAATCTCGTGCTTGTTCTGTGTAGTACAAAGCACACGCTCTACTAGTTGATCCAGAACGCTAATGCTGCAAATAAGCCGCATTCTGCCTTCCTGCATCTTCTTAGTAGAGTGGAGCTCGTCCTTCACCAAAACTCGCACAGGGTCTCTAAAGCCCTCCTGTACTAGCTCAACAGCTGACAAAGCTGACAAGTGTTCCACCGAGGTCTTTGACAACAAGGTGAGTCTCTCTAGTGTCAATGAAGCCACATGATCCGCTCCTAGTCCTTCGACTAGGGCTGCATTGTTTGTGTAATCCCTCATAAAGGGATACCCAGGAGAAGATGAATTCTTCAAGTGCTCCACCTCCAGCCTGCAAGCCGCTAACGAGATG